ATCATGTTGTTATGCCCAGCACGGAACGTAGGCGGTGGTCCCGTCTGAAGTAATGACCTTGATCCAAGATTTGACGGTTCCCGATGCGGCGGGGCAAGTGGAGCCAAGCAACGGCACAGTGCTGCCCGCGCCGCCGTTTTCCAGATACGACAGGCGCTGAACACGCTGAGTACCGCCGCCACTGCCCTTGTTGGGTCCGACGATTACAAGGTTTGCGGTTGTAATCCAATCAACGCTATACCGTTCGTAAGATGTATCGCTAGTGTATGTATTGTAGACGTTGAACGCCTGCGCCGCCGTTCCGTTCCGCAGCGCGAGGGTGTTGGCGGCATCGCGGGCGAGGATGGTGTCAGCGCCAGCAACACTTAAATCGCCGCCGCTTCCAGCGCCAGTGGAAAGGCCGATTGAAGATAGAAATGACGTCCCATTTCCAGTTATAAGCCCAATTTCAACAGAACCGTTTGTCAGGGAAAGAGCACCTGACGTGCGCCCGTAAAGGCCGCCGTTAAAACCCGTAAAAGAGACAGTTGGAACTGTTTTACTTCCCGCAGCAAACACCGCCTGCTGAGAACTGTTTAATGTCAGCGCCGTAGCCAAAGCATTCTGCGCCGATCCAGAAGAACCAAGCGGGGCGACTTGGAAGATGATGGAGCCGCCAGCACCAGTGCCTGTGCCTTGAGAGCCGGTAATCGTGAGGTTCGCGCCTGCCGTGTTCGTGGTGCCAGCAACAACGCTCTGCACGGAGAGCGTCTGTGCTACGGGTGCAGCGGCGTCAGCAGCGCCAAAGCGGAGGGATGCTGCTGCGCGGCGGGTGAGGAAAACGTCAGGTGAGTTTACGCCAGTTGAACCAAAGCTGAACTCACCAGCGGCGTTGGCAGTAACATCGCCAGTTCCGTTTTGATTGATTGCAACCTTGGTGGATGCAAAATATGCAAACGAAGCAAAAGCCGCACCGGCCGCGAAGGATGCCGTTTTGTCAGCGTTGATCGTCAGCGCCGTAGCTAGAGCATTCTGCGCCGATCCAGAAGAACCAAGCGGGGCGACTTGGAAGATGATGCTGCCGCCAGCACCAGTGCCTGTGCCTTGAGAGCCGGTAATCGTGAGGCTCGTGCCTGCGGTGTTGCTAGTGCCAGCGACAACGCTCTGCACGGAGAGCGTCTGTGCTACGGGCGCGGCAGCGTCAGCAGCGCCAAAGCGGAGGTTGGCGGCTCCACGGCGGGTGAGAATGAGGTCGGTAGACCACAGCAGTTGCGAGGCAGAACCAAGCGTTAGGTTTGTGCCGTTAGTGGTCAGACCAGAAGCGCCTGCGAATGCCCCCGCGTTATTGTATTGAATTTGGGTGGTGGAACCGCCGGGAGTACCGCCGCCACCGCTACCGCCGCCACCTTGAAGACTGACGCCGGGGCTTGCAAGAGTAGAGAATGTCATGTCAGCGGTCCTTTTAGGCGTAATAGGAGATGTTAAGCTCCGCTGATGCCGAAGCCTCAATGAAACGGATCGTCTTAAGGTCGCCGTCGTAGTTCAAATACGCGCCCGCAGCGACCGGCATGCCAACAGACGCGGTCGGATTGGTGCCGTCATCACGCCAACGCACCGTCTGCGTCAGCGGCGCGATGAGGGCGCGGGTAGCCCCAGACGGAATAGTCAGCGCCTGCGCAGAGGACAGGCTAGTGATCTGCTGATACCCGAGGCAATTCGTGGTGTATTTCAAGCCCATGACGGTTTCCTTATGCTAGGTATTTTAACTTGTATATAGTCTGAAAATACAAACCGACGATTTCGTCGATAACGTTTTGTATCGCGGTACACTCTTTATCGACAACATCGTACCGCGTTTTTTCAATCTGATCTACCTGGCGCTCCAAAAACTCCAGAATGCTGTTGGAATTGTCCGCCGACAGCAGCGCAATTGGGCCAATCAGGCCGTATTTGCCCTGATACATCTCCGCAAACTTGTCGGCCAAGTCAACGATTTCATCATAGAAACCGTTGAGCGCCATGTGTTTGGCAAAGGACCGCGTGTTCAGATGCGCAGAATGCGCAACATCGCGTGACAGGAACAGCAAGCCTACAAACTTATCGCAGCCGCTCATGCGGGAGCTCCTTGAGGTGTCATTTGATCAGTTGGAGGCATGCCACGGTCGCCGGTGGGCTGCGGCATCATCGGGCGGCCGTTGGAGATATCGCCCGTTTCAACGGCGGCGGCAATGGTGCCCATGACAATGTCATGTATCTGTTCGGCTGTCATCCCGGCAGACGTAGCCGCGATGCGCTTGGTTTCCGCCTCATACGCCTTGATGCGCAGTTCCTGCGCGTCCATCGACGACTGCACGTTGTTGAGCAAGCCCATAGCTTGCTGAAGCTGCTGCCCCAGATCTTGAATTTGCTGTTCGGCCGCTTGCAGTTCCGGCGGCTTGTCGTCGGTTGCCAGCACTTTCGGGTCAATGATCTTCTTGAACCGCTCGGCCATCTCCTGCGCGCCCGGCCAATCCATGTTCTTGATGAACAGGTCGCCTGCGACCTGCCACAACTGCGGGCTGGTCTGAAGAATGTTGCCCATCGCCTCAACGGCTTCCTGGCGCTTGGTCAGATAGCTTGGCCCGGTGGTGACGATGACGTCATACTGACCGATAGACGGGTTGTATATCTTGTCGATGGTAATGCCCGCCGCGTCAACGATCTTTTTGACCGCTTCCATCTGGTTCGGGTTGATCCGCGCCTTTTCAACTTCACCGTCAACGCCGATGATGCGGGCGACGCGTTCAGTATCATAGATTTTTGGGATCATATCGACAAGCTGGCGCGCGATATGACGGACCGCACGGCCAAGGTTATCGACAAAATGATACGTGCCTGTGTCGCCTTCTTGGACACGGGCGCGGATGGCGGTGCCAGAGCGTTCGTTGCCCTGCTGGCCCAATGAGGCGTTATACTGCCCTGTGGTAGACTTGATGTCCTCCGCAGCACCCATTTTGGCCTGAATGAGCCCCGTCTGGGCCATTGGCGGTACTGAACGCTGGGGTAGCGGCAGGGTGTTGCCCGCGCCGTCCTGAACGTCCGGGTTGACCTCCAGATACGGCCAGTTGGTCGTGTTGGCGGTCTTCCACTGCTGTTCGTAGCCCTCAAACTGGCCGCCGTAGCCAATGAACGGGGCTTTGGGCGCCAGAGCCAGCATCTCGGCTTCCTGACTGACCCAGTAGTTGTACATGCGCTGCGCGTCCTTGGCGTTGCGCACAAGGCCGGACACATACAGCCTGCCGTCTACCTCAAACTCGTTACCGACGACGCGCACGACCGGAATGTACTTGCCCAGCCACTCACGTTCGTCCAGCACGTCGTAACCGTTGGTCTTGACCCACATGACCCGACAACGGTCCGCCACACGGGACCGCAACGGCCGCACGAACTGCATCTTCAACTGCATGTCCTGCGGCGTGTTTTCAAACGCAGTCACGTTGCCGGGGTAAAGGTTCAGCATGGTTTTCGAGTAGTCAAGGTAGAAGTATTCCGCGATACGGATCGTGTTCTCCGACAGCCACATGCTGAGAGACTGATCGCCAATGCCGCGCGTCATGATCGAACTGATTGGCGCAGCGTTGGGAAACATTCGCTCGTAGTCGGCTTTCAGAATGTCTTCCGTGATGAAACACCACTGCGCGTCAGACCCGCACGGGTCTTGGATCGTGGGGTCCATGTACACGCTGAACGAACTGCGCACACGACCGATACGCAAATCCTGATCGAAGCTGTCTTCGCCAGTGTATTCCGTCAGTATACGGATGTATCCTTCGCCGTAGATAACCTGGTTATCGCATGCGGTGTCATACGCCACGTCGGCGTCGGACATATACTCGATATGGCGGATGATGCCGTCGAACACCGCAGCGACCGCCACGTCGGCGTTATCGTCAACCGGGATCACCTTGCTGGTCGGACGGTTCTGGCGCTGCTGGTTCGTGACTTGCCGCACATGCTGCGGCAGCTTGTTGATGGTCAGGCACGGGCGCGCGTTGATGGTCTGGCCTTGCACGGACCCACGGGTCGCCAGCACGTCAGCCGGCCACTGCCACTGGTTGTCTGGCGAGCCCGCCATGAAGCGCAGGTCGTCCAACTCATCTTCGCGGCTGTCACTATACGCCGAGATGGCCATAGTGAACCGCGAACGCATGGTCGCCAACAAATCTGACTTGTCGCCGTTAGCAACCGTTTCTACCGCTGTTGCCATTTACCGATAATCTTTTGATCGGGTATTTTTATTTATAAACGGTCCGCCAAGTTTGAGCGCCGCCGTAAGCATCTGCGCACCTATCGGACGCTTACCCACCGGCGTGTCAGGCGGGGTACGCATCGGTGACTTGCCAAGCATGCTATTCAGCCCCTGCTTAAGAATGGGCTGAAGATTAGCGCGGGTGTTTTTAGGACTTGTTGTGACGGCGCGCGGTGTGACGCTGGGTGTGGCGCGCGGTGTGGCGCGCGCTGTAACAGGCGGCGCGGTGGGGCGCTCATCAACAGTAGTGCGGATAATATTCTTTTTAGGCTTGGCCATGACAACCTGCTTCTTAGCCGGCGTACCGATAAAACCGCCCATAACTGATTTAGCCATTATTTTACACCTTTTTTGACGCTGCGCTTGACGGCATACGCGATGGCAACGGCCTGTTTTGGCGGGCGTTTTGCCGCAATTTCGGCCTTTATGTTCTTGCGGAAGGCCCCTTTTGAAGGTGATTTTACCAGCATCACTTCTTCCTTGTTTTGGCTGACTTGCGGAAGGCAGCAGCCGTTGGTGCCCCTTTGGCGCCCGATCCGGCGGCTATACGAGCCTGTTTGGCGTGGATATTGGCGTATAGCCCCGTTTTCATCCGCATTTCCACCGTTTCATAGAGGCTTTGGCCCGCTCGGCGTTCTTAGACTTGGCGACCACGCCGCCCATTCTGGCACAAAACGAGGCTTTCCGGCCCTTGTCGGCCTCGGTGCGCGGATTGGGCGCCGGGGCCTTCAGTTTGGAGCCCGTGGCGCGGTTAACTTTGGCCCGACCTTTGGCGGTCAGGCCCGCACCCTTGCTGACGGGCAGCTTCTCACCGCGACCGACGGACAGGCTCACCATGTTACTGGCAGTGGATGATCGCGAAGTTGATGACGAGAGCTTCAGAGCGCGACGTGGCGGTCAGGTTACGGAGCGTGATCACCGCAGAACCGGCGCCCAGGCTGCTGACGTACACAATATAGGCTACCGGATCGGCAACCGCGCCGCTGCCGATGTTCAGGATCAGGATGTCATTGGCACTGATGTAGGAGTTGGTCAGCGTGAACGACACCGCAGTCGTGCCTGCCAGCGCGGCGTTGTTCATCGTGATCTGGCCGGCGCCCTTGTTCAGCGTGACGCCCGTGGACTTGTCCGTCGCCTGGGTGACGGTGCCCTGCGCGGCAACGGTGTAGCCAAGTTCGCCGTTGGAGTAAATCTGATCTGCGCCGACGATGTCCTGATCGCTATACGCGACGCCAATCGGTTTGGTGTTTCCCATGATTACGATCCTAGCCAAGATGTTGAAACGCTGGACGGACCATATGCCCTGCGCGGCGTCCTGTCAACGGAGCCTGTTCGAGACGCAACCGGGAAGGCAAACGTCACCGCGATGGCGTCGGCGGCGTCTGGCGAGGCCAGCCCCCGCGACTTCATCTCCTTCTTGCCTTCCAAGAACAGCGTGCCTTTGCTGTCTGGTTTGGTCATGGGCGATGTCAAGTCCGTCTTGAGCCGCCGGTCAGCCGGGATCGACGCGGTTTTGAGCCACTCCCGCATCAGTCCCCACATCTCGGCGCGCTTGTTACCGTACATGATGGGTTTTGATGACCGGCTACCGAAATTGACGCCCTTCACCTTATACCGCTGCTCCTTCAGCCGGTCCACGACGCCGGCGCCAAGGCCGCCTTCGTCAACGACCGTGAACACCGGCTTGTACTCTTCGATGGCCTCAATGACGTGGCCGACGACCTCCATCGTGTCGTCGCCCTGATACCGTTTGATGGCTATGATGTCGCGCCCCTGCCGGACCGCGATGACGGTGGCGTCCGCCCCGAACCGTGCCGGGTCGACGCCGAGGACGATAGGGGCGGAAGTGTCCTTGTAGCGCGGGCGCCCCATGGCATCGTCAACCAGGTGAACGGAGACGAATTGATCATCTCCAGCGCCCGGAAACTCGCCGTAGACCTCAACATGCGCTTGAATACTATCCGACCCGTACTCATGGATGATCTGCTCATAGACTGCCTTGTCCGTACTCTCGACCGACCGCGCGTCCACGGTCATGTTGCGCCAGAAGTCCCGCTTGGCGTGAAACGCCTCGTAGAAGTAGCCCTGATTGCGGCGGGGGTTAGAGAACGCCATCCAGAAGCGGTTGGGCGTGTTTTCCGTAAAGAAGCCCTGCGCCACCTGCCAGATCGTGTCCGAGATACCCGACGCCTCGTCAAAGACCAGCAACACGCCGTCGAAGTTGTGGACGCCCGCGTAGGCGTCCGGGTTCTCCTCCGACCACAGCCGACCTTCGACGCCCCAGTAGCGCGTGCCCTTCTTCAAGTCGCGCTCGACCAGATCGGCCAGCCATCGTGCGGGTGCGACGCGCGTCGCGCTGACCTCGAACCAGTGGCTGTTGAGGGCCAGTGCCATCCACTTGGTAATCTCGGCCCATGTGACCGACCTGAGCTGCGTCTCCGAGTTGGCCGACACCAGTGTCGTGGACCCGATGCGGGTGGTCAGCATCCAGATGACCAGCCAGGAGACGAGGGCCGACTTGCCAATGCCACGGCCCGACGACACCGCCATGCGGAACACGTCATAGTCAATCTTGCCGTTGTTCTGCTGGATGTGGGCAGCCAACTGCTGCAGCACCTCGCGCTGCCACTTGCGCGGCCCGGCGAAGTTCTCCAGCGGCGTGCCGGGTTGCCCCCACGGAAACTGATACAACACGAACTTGTACGGGTCGTCCTTCAGCGTAGGCGACCATAGGGTCGCCATCAACGCCTGTTCATCCTCGGCTGAGTACTGGGGCGTTTGCATCAGCGCTTGCCGGTCATCATGTAGCGCTTGAGATTGTCAAGCATATCTTTCTGCTGTTTCGTATAGCCCATGGACGCGTTGGCTTCCTCCGGCCACTGTCCGACCGTATAGCCGCGCAACGCGCTGTCTACAGCGTTCTGCAACGCCATGTCCTCGCTTTGTCCAACGCGCAAGGACATAGCGTAGTCGCCGGATGCGCTCTTCAACGCCTCAATCTGCGCAGGGGTCATAGATTCTAGCAGCTTGGACCGTGTTTCATGTGCAACAGGATCGACATGGAGGAACTCGGCAGCCAAGTCCGTCGGGCCAAACTCGTTCGGCCTGAACACCTGAACGCCAACGCGTCCCATCGGCAGTTCCTTGGGGCGTGGCCAGTCAGGGGCACCAGGCTCATCCGCCGGCCACGTCTCGGCATAACCTTCGCCGTTACCCGTGACAACCAATGGATTATACTGCGTGATGAACGGATACGCTTGTGCCGCCCGCCGTACAAGCAGATCCACATACGGATTGACGGCGGTAGGCGCTGTCTGGTGCGGCATTGTCATGCTGTTGGCCAGTTGCTGCGCTGCAAATGCGTTAGCGGGTTTTTGCGCCATCTTCCATCACCTCGGTTGCGGTCAGGTTGATGACGCGCTGCTGCGCCTGCTCCAGCGCGGCCGTTATGCTGATCTTCTGGTCGATGGTCACTTCGATGGCCTGCTTGGCGGCCCAGCCGTGGGCGTAGCGCAGGACCTCCAGCGCCGCCTTGGCGTCGCCCGCCTCAGCAGCGGCGTACAGCGTGGCGGCCATCGCCTGCTCACCGTCGGCGCGGCCCTTCTGTTCAGCGAACTCCGCGATGGGGTCCATCTGCGCCAGGCTGCGGTACTCGGTGGGCGTCATCCCCGCCGCAAGGGCCAGCGCGTCGCCCTTCAGCCCCAGCTTGGCAGACCGATAGATGGCCTCCAACCGCGCCTCAGTGGCGACCAGCGGACGCGGGTCGTAAGGAAGTGAGTGGAACATGGCGGGAAGATACCTCGGTGGTGCTGTCCCGGCAAGCGTTGAAAAAAAATTTGTTTGTGGCCCCCGGCCACAGCAACCTCGGCCGGCGTCGGTCCCCATCCCCCCCGCCCATTGACTGAACAGTCAGTCAAATTGAATGACCATTCAGTCAGTCAGCCAATTGACTGACTGTTCAGTCAGTGGCCATGACTGACTGACTGGTCAGTCAGTGAAGACATATTGAATG